GCCATACAGGCGCACTGCATATTGCGTGCCAGTACTCGCCCCTCGGGGCGACCTGGAGAGTTTTAATTCTTGCCAGGGCAGAATCCATCACCTCACTGCTTAGCGGCTACCTTATAGGAAGCTGCATATTGCAGTGGGGTCAAAGGAGGAACGGACGGTAGAAACCATCCGGACCTCTTATCTGAGGGTATTCCGGGAGCGGGGGAAGGGGTTGCGCAATGCGTGCCCGACTCCTCTCTCGAATGAACTAACTCCTCAGGAGCTTGTTCGGTAGATGCAATGTCTTCTTTCGACGGTTCACTCCAATTGGCTTTCGCCAACCCCGGGGACAAGCCGAGGGGAGGTTGATCTTGAGTCTTACACTCATGATCAGTAGGATCCAAGAAACCACCAACCACGTCCGATAAGGACATGAACTGAATCTCTCCATCAAAACGGAGATATCCGTTGGTGGTGTTGGCACCGCCAGCAGCGACAAGACCAATGCCCGCACAGATGAGCGAGCAACAGAAGTCTTGACGTTGTTCGGAGACTGTAGAACCTTGCACGTAAACGTACAACCAATCTGGAGCGGCTCTCATCAAAGGAGTCGCATCCATAGAGGCCATCTGCCACACAGGGGTGGTGATGGACGATGAACAGTCGCTAGCCTGCTGGAAAGTAGGTGTGTTAGAGATGTAATTCTCAAGAGTCACACCAAGACACACACTTCCAGCAGAGGCAGTCCCAACAACTGGGACATAAGTAATTCGAAGTGACTTCATCCGCCACCTGGAATAGGCGCGGGCAATGTTCGCAATCCCAACTCCGAACGGATTGGACTGAAGAGTTCCAACCGTATTCGAAATGGGGTTGAGATCGAAAGCTCCACCCCCGGCGGTCGCCGCAGTCCTGAAGACAAGCGTTGAACCACCAGCGAGGGTATCGACAGTCGAATTTGAGACGGCCGAGAAAGGCACCGTAATAAGTGATTCTCGAGCATTACCAAAAGTCGTTAGACCAATGGAATTCGGCGCTGAGACTATCCGCTGTCTACTCTGGGTCATAGAACCCATTGCAGAAGCGACGCCCAGACCGACGCCACGTGATCCCTTCGGACCACGATTAGCCGACCTCGCAGACGGCTTCTTGCTCTTCCGAGCAGGACCAGCCATGTGAAGCACCTTCTTGAGGTTCTTGACTGACTTGGATTTCTTCCTGGTTTTTGCTATCGCGGAGCCAAGGAGTCCCGCTAATGCTGCAGCGGCATGAGATGCCATTGTAGTAGTTTCAATCGAAAGTGGACGAACAAAGAAGAATTCGTCTTCTACGGAAACACGTAGAAATGCAAGTTATGCTACTTCAAACCCCGTTTGAACACGCTGGCACCAGGCCTGCGAACGGTGATCGGAGAGATGATACTTGCCCAAGAGTGCCTGCAACTCGCCAAAGCGAGGATGAAAGGCGTATTCGATGCACAGATTCTGCAACCGATCAGCTGAGAAATCAATCTCAGTCTTCTCAGGATGCACAAGTGCGTACATATTCTTCTCCCAATTTAATGGGACGGGAACATAAGTACCGCAATGCTTAATCATCTCAAACGAGCAGAAATTCTGCTCGTGAAAGAAACCAGGCTTGCCATCAAAACTCTCATTAGTCAGTGTGACCCCACACACCTGCTGGGTCCATGCAATGAATTCATCCACATCGGCTATGCCGTCTTGGACTGAATCATCACCCATGGTTATAAAACTCATAGAATTGGTAGGAACACCTTTCGTAATGTCCCACAGCACTCGACAGAGTGCCACCAGCTTTCCATTTGAATCGATCGTTGTAAAACGACCACTCGGTTGAATTCCGGGTTTCACCTTGCGGCACATTGTTCCATCACTGAAAACAAATGTTCCATACAGGACTGCTTGCTCACGCCGATTGGCTATGAGATCCCAGTCCGCACGGCTAGGAGAGCTGGAGGCATTCAACCGCGCATTCAGCGCGGCCACAGTCTCGAGTCCCCAGCCGGACGCAGTGATGTCGAAAGATCGAGCATCGAAACTACGCCAGGTGGGCTTCAAAGTGCCATACTGCCTCGCAAGACGAGAGACTCCACCACGCTTGAAATTGAATCCAGGCTTGTTGGGAGTGCTGTTGTGTTGCTTCAGGGCAATATTAATCATTTCTCCATAGAGAGCGCGGTCAATAATCTGATCGATTAAAGACACGCCCCAAATGAGACGCCATCTCTTATTGGTTATCTTCGAACGTTTGTGCGGCTCAAACTTAATGAAAAGCTTGATTGCATCAGCAATGTAGCGAGCCTCCTCTTGCGAGGATGAACGCATCAAAGCCAAACGCGCTTGGACGAGAGCCACAACTCCGGGGATTCCGAATTTTTCGAAAACCTCCTTGTTGGTTGAGCAATCTAACCGTTGAAAAATGGCACCAGGTGATTTATCTCCGTTTTTACGGAGAATCTCATCACACACTCGCTCAAGATGAGCGTTGGAAGAAAAATCGACAGCAGATTCGTATTTCGCAGGTGCGAAAATAGTCTCAAGCCTGTCAAGAGCTCGTTCCAAAACGGACGCCACAGGGGCATCAGTAGTGTTAAAACTGGTTGATTGGTAATTGAAGGAATCGATCTGATCTGATGATCGGACCGGCGGATATGCATAATCACCCAACTGTTGGTCGAGTTGATATTGTCGGAATGTTTCAATCTTCCGGGCATGGGGTTCCTTGGCGTCGAGTTTGTTATCACATATCTCAAACCAAGGGCGGCTTATGAGGACACTCCCCGTCTGTGGGTGTCCTTGGAGTTTACCTCCAAAGCCGATTCGGCAGCGTTCTTAACTTTGCCAGGCTTAGAAGGATTACTCGTCCCCTTCGCCTTCTCCAAAACTTTCTCGAGTCGCAGAATACTAGCTTTCACTGCTTCTGCATGAACCAATTTCTTGGCTTTCTCGGCTTTGGCCATCACTTCCGCTTGTCTCGCCTTCTCAACCAGAATATCTGGGGTGAAGGTCTTACCTAATGAGGCCGACTCAGTCGACTTCTTAGTTTCTTCCGAGGATTTCTTCTTCGGTTTCTTAGACTTCTCTTTCACCAGCTCAGCTGGTTTCGGAGGCGAATCAGGTCTCATTGTTGATTCCTTTTTCTTGATGGATTGTTTTGATTCTGCCCGTTCCAGTCGCACAGCGAGTTGGGTAACGAGTTTCGTCAAATTGGAAATTTCCGATTCTCTCGCGCTCTCACGCGAAATCATCGAATCATTCATGAGGTGTTTCGGTTCATTTCGAACTTCTTCCTCCTCATCGACGTCCGACTGTTCATAGTCGTCCAATACGTCTTCATCATCCCTGCCGTGGTCATGGTTGAACTTGGCGATCGCTTCCTCCAACGAGCTCGAAAGATCCATTGCTTGAACCTCCTCGCTGTCGAAGACGTGAACTTTTCCACTCCCGAGAACAAAAGTATACATTCCATCTTGAATGTAATACTCCTGGCTATTCGCCATTCTCGAGACTTCGTCCCAGTTATTAGCCACAAACTTCTTAAAATAATTGTAGCTGTCTTCCTGTTTCCACCGCTTCATCGCGCCCGGAAGGGCGAGGTACCACTGCGCGACAGGATCAAAGGGAAACGAGCCATTCGGCTGCCCCTGAGATCCGCGCGATTGGTGGATACCAGCGACCTTGGGAGTCTTGGTGAAAATGTTCCCAATTACGAGAGCCGTTCCACTAAACCCATAGGTCGTCGATGCGGTATGATTTTGTGCCCCGTCTTTATAACTGACGAGACCAGATGCGGCATACAATTTCTTGCTTTCAGACGCACTGGTACCGACCAACGTAACGGAGGCCGGCATCCCATTCGGAATTCGAACCGGGAGCACCGAGGCGACACCACCCAGTTTGCTCCACACACGTGCCTCTGGCACATAGTAGGAAACATCCGGAAATGGCGTCTTTTTGGCAAACATAGAATCCGTAACTAGGAAAGAGTACGCGAACTCGCCACATGTTAGTGTGACGCGATCGTTGATATGAACCAACTCAATTACGTGCGCAGCTGTAAAAAGCGCATCCTGGTATCGGAATCCAATCCCCATAAACATTTCGTTCACAAATATCTTGATGACAAATGGAACGTCCTTGACGCACGACATGATGGATCCGGGTTGAGCCGATTCCTGCACGCTTCCGGATGAAGTAATTTGAGGGGGTTGGCGGTAAGTTTTCACTTCCACTCTTCCTCCCATCGCATTCTCATACCGATCGATTGTCTCGAGGTAAACGAGGGTGTCTGACAGCGGTTTCTCGACCGCTTCTTGCACGCAATGAAACCCGGTCTCATGGACCAGGTTCATCATCACGACTCGGCCCCGACGGGCCACGAACTTCGACGCTCT